TGGAGACAATATTATTATACCTAATTCAACTGCTCTAATTGCAAAGTTTCTTAGTATAACATTTTCATCATTAGCTAAATCAATAAATAATTTAGGATTTCTTTTAGCAAACATCAATAAGTCTCTTTTTATTTCTTTAGAACCCATTTTAGTTACTTGTGATCCAAGTTCAACTCTTAATATAGCTTCAGCATGATCAACATCTAGTTCTCTTGCTGCATTTAAAGCATCAATCTGTAAGTCTAAATCTTGAAGTTCATCTTCCGCTACAGCTATTGCACTAAATTCATGATATAGCTTTCCTTTTAAAGGATGATATATAGATAATAATTTTTGTAGATTCTGTTGTGTTTTAGATACTTTTAACGTTCCATCTTTAAATACAATATGTCCCATCGTGCATTCACCTTTTTGTTCATCTACAAGAGGTGAGTCTTGATTCGTTGCATATCTTATTTCTCTTTGGTTACCAGTTTTTTCATCAAAATACAATAAAGCGTGTTTTCTTGTATGTCTACCTGGAATTGTTAAAGTTAAAGGAGATTTATCTCCATCTAAAAAATAGACTCTATCTTTCATTTCCCAACTTGGTTTAGTTGGTTTTGGTGCTACTTTTGTAGCTACCGGTTGAGGTGCAACCTCAATAGTTTCTGCTTTAGCTTGTTTAGCCATAATATAATAAAATTAAATAGTTATAAAAGTAATAGTTACCCCCGTTGATATAACGAGGGTAAAAATTACATTAATTTTGAATCAATTAGATTCCTTTGAATAATACAAAGTTGTTAGCAGCTTGAGTTACTAAACATCTTTCAGATAGGAAGTTTACTTCCATAGCATCAAGAGTAGAATTCATTGCTCCACCAGCAGAACCAGTTAACCAAGATTTCATTCTTCTATCATCAGCTTGAGACGCTCTATATCTTACGTGTAAGAAAGGTCTTCTGATGTTAGTTCCTAAAATTTGATCATAAACTGTAGATGTTCCAGCAGGAACTAATACACCTTCAATTGAATTGATACCTACGATTCCACCTCTTGTAGAAGCATCATTTAAGTATTTCCAATCTGTTTTGTAAAAGTCATAAGAACCTCTTCTGAAACCACTAAAACCTAAGTTTAAAGCCATTTCTTCAGAATTTTCGAATAAACCGAAAGCAGTTCCTCCAGCAAATCCACCAGAGATAGAAGCTAACATATCGTCAAAATCAAGAGATGTTTGTCTCTGTAAGAATAACATGTTTTCTTCAATAGCTCCTTGAGTGTCAAGATTTTTAAGTATTGCATCAAACTCATCAAGTCCAGCAGCAGCAGTAAATCCTACTTCTACATTTCCACGAGATTGAATAGCAGCAAATAAACCTTCAGTACCTGGTAAAACTAAGTTACCAACACCTGCACCTGCAGCGATTTGATTAAATTCACCTTCTATCATTGCCATTTCTAAGTAATCTTCGAAACGTAGTCTAGTTTCAGACTCAGCTTTTAGATACCATAGGAATCCAGAAGCACCATCTTCAGTAGCAACTTCAACCCAACCAATTTGAGCCATATCAGATCCACTAATAGTGTATTGATCTCTAATGATTATTGGTGAATTAGAAAATTGAGTTAACTGAGGTGTGATAGAGTTTCTTGGAGCAGTTCCAGCGGCAACATTACCACCTGGTACTAAGTTTGTTCCTTTAGCATAAGCAGAACCATACACAAACACTTTAACGTTTGATGCACCAGCAGCTACAACAGCAGGTACAAGTGACCCACCACCAGCAGCGACAAGTCCAGCACCAGCTACAAAAGGAACTACAGTAAAGGTACCACCAGCTCCTGGAGCTGAAGCAGTTACAATACATTTTCTTTCTGCACCTGTGTTTCCGTTCATTAATACTACAGTATCATTGATTGAAATCACATTAGTAACATTTGCGCCTACAGTTATAACATTCGCACCAGCAGCATTCGCTCCGATACCAACGCTAGCGTAACTGACGTGTAATCTATTTTGTTCAGACCAAATTACTTGATCAGAAGTCATTGGCATTTCAGCGCCAACCATTTTTAAGAATCCAGATAGAGTACGGTTTCCGTATCTTTCTACTTCTTGTTCGTAAATTTCAGGTAAAAACTGCTGAGCAAAATCATTTACTGGAGCAGCGCCTGTATTAAATTGTAGGTAGTTACTAGGCAGAAGTTGTTGAGCCTGCGAAGGTATTAAACTACCAAATTGTGGAGTTAAAGCCATTTTTTTAGTTTTTTAAATTAGTTAAATTTTCTTTTTTGAATTTTTAATTTTGTTGAATCAAATCCACTAATTGCTTTTACTTTAAAACCACCAACAGTAATATCGCCTGAACTTCCTGTTCTAGCTTTAGTATCGGTTAAATTTTTAGATTTACTAATGACGTCTTTAACGGCATCAGCCTTTCCTTGTTCGTAAAAGTGACTAGCAATTTTGTCAACATTTTCAGCAGCGTACATGGCTTTGTGATAACCAGAAGTATCCACTACGTCTCCATCTTCGTTTAAGAACTTCTTAACTAAGTTATTGAGATTCGATTGATTTTCTGCTACTTTTTCACGATTTTGAATATTGTACTTAAAACTCTTTTCTCCTACTGAGATATCAAAACCTTTGAAATCTTCGTTAAATAGTTCTTGAGTGTCATGTTTAAACTTTTCGTGTTGTTCAGTAGCCACATCTTGTTGCTTGTTGTAGCGATTAAAAAAGTCTGTAGCTTTTTGTTGGTCTTGAGTTATTCCGGGTCTCAACTTGATTTCCTCGTAATATTTTGCCTTAGTTTCCTCTAAAAAGTTTTTAGCTTTTGCAATCTCTTCTTTTTTAGCGAGTTTCTTTTTTCGGACTTCACGCTCTTCGTCCATGTCTTCATCATAGTGGAAATTATCCTCCATAACAAATCCAATTTCTTCCTCGTTTAAATGAGGTTTTGATTTTTTATAATACTCTTTTAATAAAGTATTGTCGTCAACGCTTGAATAATCAGCGTTAAGTCTTGTATAATCTTCAATGGTTCCACCAGTTTCTTCCATAAAAGTAACTAGTTTTTCAATATTTTCAGGTAATGCTTTACCTAGTATTTTTTCATCACGTATAGCTTCTTTTACTTCTTTAGTAACTTGCTTTACTTCTTGTTTTTCAACTTCGGTGATCGCAGAAAACCTTTCAACATCCTTGTTGGACTCTTGTATAGGTTCTCCCACCTCTGCGCTATTTCCGGATGGTTTTTCCACAGGTACTTCCTTTGTTTCTCCGATTTGAATGGCATCTTCTTCTTTTTTTAATACATCGTTAGGTATTGTAACCTTTGTTACATCAGGTGGTAATTCTATTAAAGGTTCTTTAATGTTAACCTTTACAATTTCTTTATCTACCGATCCTAGATTTTTTGGTGTTTTCTTTTTAGACTTTATTTTAAAGTCTCCTTCCTGTTTAACAGGTTCATTTGTTTTTACTTCTGACATAATATAATATGATTAAATAATTAAAAATTAAATAGTTGGCATTATTTCAGCCACATCTTGTTGTTCGAAATTTATAGGTGATAAATCATTTTTTCTTTGATCTATCATTTGGCTTTGTTGAGTACCTTCCATTTTTATACGAGTATCTTTACGATCTTCTATCATCTGTTCTTTTTGACCAACGGATTCCATGTCCATTTGCTTTAGTTGCATATCAAATTGATGCTGTGTTTGCATTTTTTGCATTTCTAATTGAGCAGCTAGTTCCATACGTTGTATTTCCATCTGATTGCTAGCTTGTTCAAATTGAACTTTAGAGCCAGAAATAGCTTCTTGTTTTTGTACTTCTGACATTGCTATTTTTTCAGCAGAATCTGCTTGAGCCTCAGCTTGAGCTCTAATGTTAGATTGTTGGTTCTCTTGATCTTGTTTAGCTTTAGCTTTACGCTTAATCTTAAGCATTTGATTAGCTAATTTAAGGTTTTTAATTTGTCTTAAATCTATAGCATCTTCTAGATCTATACCACCTGACTGTAGGGCTACTTGAATATTTTGTTCTAATTGAGCTTGTTGCTCTTCGTCTGGTTCTAGTTCTAAGAATATACCAAAGTCATGAAGATTTAAACTACTAACTTCTACTAATGTATTAACATTATAATTAGATATAGAATTAGTTAAAGCCTCAGCAGTTAACGGAAATTCTAGTGCATCAGCAATTTTTAATGCAATATTTTCTGCAATTCTAAGAGTTAAAAATAAACTAGCTTGCTTTATATGTCTAGTTGCTACGTTAGAAGCATTAGCTGCCATCTTTTGTAATCCTACTAATGTTTGTTTATCTGGAGTGCTTCCATCTCTAGCTTCATTAAGTCCTGTTACGTCTCTTATCATTTGTAAATAATACTGATAAGTTTGTATTAAACTTTGTATTTTTCCTTGTCCACTAGAACTATTAAGTTCTTGTATAGGAACTTTGCCAGCATTCATTTCACCGTCTTGAGTAAGTGATCTACCTACTATAGAACCAGTTTGAAAATACATATTTAAAGCTTCTGCAGCATTGTAATTTGTTCCATTACCTAAGTCAACTTCGGCTAAACCATCCATGTCTAAATAAACACCATCTGGTACCATTCTAGACATTACTTGTTGAAGCTTTAAATGAGTTAATTGAATCATATCAGCAAACCCAATACATTTACTTACTAAAGATTCTATTCTACCTTTGTAAATTCTTGGTGCGCATATAGCGTAATTCATTTCTACTTTTGTAGTATCAGCTAATGGTCTTGACATGTTCTCAGCCATTTCCCATTTAAGCAT